CACGCTGCCGCTCCTGTCCCGGCCGCAATCGCCGGCACCTTGTAAGGATCAAGAACATCCGCCACTGGCCGCGGCCCTGCCGGAGCCGTCGGTTCAACCGGCTGTGTCTTGTCGAACGCCGGCAGTTCTTGCGTCGCTTCGAAGTCCGTTGGCTTTGCCGTGGCCTCATCCCCCGGACGAAACTTCTGCGTCCCGGTGTAAGCAGCCGCAAGTTCCTCCGGCGTAAGGTCCCGGCCCTTCCGCGCAGTTTTCATGTCCGAGCGCATTTGCCCAATCCGCTGCTTCAGCATCGCTTGCGCCTGAGGCTTCAGCGCCCGCGCTCCGAGGATGCCGGTGAACAAGTCCAGTGCATTCACGACATCCGAGGCAGGAATGCCCGAAGCCCCTTCCACCGCCTTGCCGCCCTTCTCGAGCACTTCGCTGATCTTCCCCATCACCCAGCCGACACCGTTGTCGTTATAAGCCGCCAGGGCTTCCGGCCCCATTGCCTCCGCGACTTTCTTCCACGGTGTAGCCAGCTCGTCCGGGAACATATCCTTGGAGACTTGTGCCCCCTTGGCCGAGGCCCCCTTCGCAAACTTCGCCACGTTGGCCCGCTCAGCCGCCGTGACCGGGGGCGCATCTGCTGTGCGGGGAGCTGGCGCAACCATTGAACCCTTGGAGTCCGCCCGTTCCACCAGATACGCCGCGCCGCCGAGAAGAGACTTTCCAAGGCCAGTGAACATGTCGTTCAGCTGCGCACCGACCCCGGCGGCGTAGCCTGCCATGTCCTTGTAGGATTGCTTGTCGGCAAGGAAGCCGACGGTGTTGGACAACAGGCTACCGTGTGCAGCGGGATGCGGAGTGCCGGTTGCTTCTTCTAGCGTAATGAGTGTGTTCGCTGGAACGCGCGGCTTACCATCCGTCGGAGCTGCTAGCTGTTCCTGCCCCATCGCATCTTCCAGGGAAATAAAGGTTGCCATCAGTCATCCCCCTCGTCCGCGCCGCCCGCGTCAGAGTTCATCCGCAACCGCCGGCGTTGATCCTTTTCAATCTGCTCCACCGTCCGCGGTACGGGCATCTTTGGCAGTGCGGGAAGGATCACCTCAAACGCTACCTTGCCGTCCGCGGTAGTCACTGCCCTTGCCACGCGCCCATCCGCCACGGTGTAGGTGCGACCCGGCACAATCTTGCTTGCTTCCGCCGGCAGCCGTGGGTGGAGCTTCAGGCGATCTGCTTCCAGCTTTGTACGGTTAACCGCAAGCAGGGTCTCTTTCGCGGCCACTTCCGCGGGGGTTCCCTCTCCGCCGAGCTTCTTAAGGTTCGTCGTCTGTTCCTTAACCAGGGTTGTACGCACTCCAGCCAAGGCAGCCGATGCCCGTGCACGAGCTTCCGAGGCTTTGCCTGTAGCGATATCCTGCTTATTTTTCTCCTCCTTCAGCGCCAGCTCCTTCTGATCTTTCACAGAAAGGGCGTTGAGGGCGAGGGGAGTCAGCATCCGCTTGGCGGCGTTCCAGTCCTGGGGCAACCCATCAACGATCTTCTTGATTCCCGGCGGCAGCTTAGCCCCTTGTTGAGTTGCCAGCAGACGCATCTGCGCGTAGCCTTCGGGGGACGCCAAGGCGGTCTGTGCCATCGTGCCGATCTGATCCGCCAGCCGCGCCTCCGCTTCGAGCTGCTGTACCCGTGCCTGCCCCGCGCGGTAAGCCGCCGTCGACTCATTCTCCTGAATCTTTGCAATCTTCTCCGCCAGGGGCGCGGTCATCCGCGAAGGTGCACCGGACTCTACCATGTGGTTGTAGAGTTCTAACATCGGGTCCGAAACTCGGGCGGGGTCGGAGGCCTCCAGGTCCTGTACATTCGCATCGCGGCCTTGTGTAAGGGCCACCTGTTGCGAGACTCGCTTCGCGCGCACCTCCCGCTCATAGCGATCCATCTCTGCGAGGTCCGCCCCTTCGGCTTCCCTTGCCGCCGCCTGGCCTTCGAAGTTCGCAGCCTGCGCATTTCGCAGCCGAATGCTCGACGGAATCTCCGCGAGCTTCCCCATCGTCTCTTCCGCTTGCAGTTGGAGCAAGGCGGTCTTATTCGCCTGGTCTTCCTGCGCAATGAAGCCGATTGGGGCACCGTACATGGCAGTTGCCATATTACCCTCCGATGGCGAGCTTCGCCAGTTGTGCGCGCTGTGCCGGGGTTAGGCCACCGTTGCCCGCTCCTGCCGTACCTGCCGCGTAGCCGAGGCTTGCTAGGGCCGCGCTGCTTGCGTCGAAGGCGTTGTCGAGCCCTTGCACCATCACCCCGCCGCCAGCGCCCGGAGCACTTCCCGCCCCGGCCATACCGCCGAGTTGGGCCAGCCGAGCGTTGTACCAGTCCGTGGAAGCATTCGCCCCGGCCACGCTCATCGCGCCGGAGTCTTGCCCATACTGTGCATTCGCGCGCTGCGCGCCCATGACGCGGAGCTTGAAGGCGGGATCAGTCGCCGCCACAGCCTCAGGGTTGCGCATTAGTTCTTGCAGCTGGGCATCTGCAAGCCCGCGTCCGCCGGACATGCCCCAGGGGTCCGCACCCGCTGCCGCCCGACGAGCAGCCTTCTTCATCGCCTCGGCGTCGAGGAGACCCTTCACTCCCGAAGCTGCCGACATGTAGGGCTGTGCGGTTTTAGCAAAGCTTGCCATCGAAGTCAGAGGAGACGCAAGGGCCGAAGCTCCCCAGTCAAGAGCTGGCGCAAACCCCCAATCCAAGGCACCGGCGCCCAGTCCCGCTTCTGCAGCTCCTGCGCCAAGACCAAAGTCCGCGCCAAAGCCGAAACCGAGTCCTGCCTCCGCACCGCCTCCGCCGGCAAGACCGCCGAGAACACTCCCGCCGGCTCCAAGCCCTTCTGCCAAGGCCGCACCGCCGCCGAGTAACTCCGCAGCTCCGAGTGCTCCGGCACCGAGGCCGGCGGCTCCAAGTCCTCCGAGGGCCGCGCCTCCCCCCGCCAAGCCCTAGGGCAGCTCCAGCCCCCGCTGCACCAGTCCCCGCGCCGAAGATCGAGGGGAGAATTTCAAATCCTGTGCACATGATCCATCCTTTTGTGAGAGATAAAACCGGACAGGGTATACCCCAGCCGCTCGTAAAACGCTGCTGTTCGCTCAACCTCGATGCCCGTAGATTGGGACAGGTAAAGATCATCTACTGCGTGCTCGAGAGCCCAGGCTTCAATCGCCCGGATCATCCGCACACCGAGACTTGATCCCCTCCGCGCCGGAGCGACCCAGATGAGAAGGTCCCTTGCACACCGGCGGCGAGGCGCGTACCAGACCGGGCCGACCTGGAGGATGACCACTCCCAGCAACCCGCCGTCCTCCACGTGAATCAAACACTTCAAATGCGGGCTCCGCTCCAGCATGTGCTTGACCATCCCGCGCTCGACCTCGACCCCGCGAAGCTCGGGACTCTCAGCGAGCAAAGCGTCGATCACCTGGTCGATGTACTCGGGGTTTGCAAGGGGCGAGTATTCAATCAGCGTTACCATGCTGGAATGTACCTCGTAACTCCGTTGTCATCAATTGGAACCCACTTGGTAGGATTGCCGGCCGCCGGAGCGTTGGCTAACGTACCCACGGCAGCTGCCGCTCCATTTGCAAGCGTTGTAGTTTTGCGTACCAAGTTATTACCAGCAGTCGTAACATCAGGCAGAGCTGTTCCAAAAGCGGGTACGCCGGAGCCGTCCGTTATCAGTACCGAACTATTTGCGGTTGCCAGGGCTGCCACAGCATTTGCTACCGTAGAAACCAGCATTTGGTTTACAGCGATCGTGGCAGGAAGATCAATCTTTCCGATCAACTGCGTATGTTGCGCAGAGTTAAGATGATAATATTGACTTGATGCCCCGCCCTGCAGATTGCTGAGCATGTTATGATCAGCACTCCCCGAGCCGCCGCCAAAGCTTGACAAGACCTGCGCCATGTCCACAAACCACTTGAGCCAGATTGGGCTGAACTGGGCGCGTCCGGTCTTCTCATCGACCAGGATGGGCAGAGCGTAGGTTGGCGGCGGCTGAAATGAAGTAGCCATTACAGTGTCCCAATGTCGAGTTGCATCTCCATTGCCTGGAGGCGCAAGCGCGTGTTGCAGCGGTGACGGATGTGGTAGGCGCGGCGGAGGAAAGTGCCGTTGTTTTCAAGCGTCGGCTTCTCCACGTCCATGTTCACCTCGCGGAAGTTAGACCAGGCGGCGGGGTTGTAATCGCTGTCGTTGTAGCGGAGCTGGAGAACACTCCCCGGCGTCCGATCACCGATCATCTCAAGGATGTTGAGCTGCTTCCGGCGGCGAGTCTCCCCGTCGAAGTTCGGCGTGTAGATGTCCACCGTGATGTATGCTCCATCATCGGAAGTGTACGAGGAATTGAACAGGTACAGCTTCCCGTTGGTTTGATGCTGAAGAACGCTGCCGGTGTTGGCCAGGTACGTTGAGCTGACGATCGGCCAGTAATTCCCGTTCTCGTCCGTCCACTGTGCCCAACGCTGTTCCTTCACGTCGTAGACCAAAGTCAAGTTGTTGTTCAGAAGAGTAAAGCCGTAGAACCGATGGCCGGCGTACTTGAGGCCGAAACTCCGCACCGCAGTAAGGTCGGCACCGCTTAGTAAGCGCTCTACCGGCGAGGTCGATACGATCTGTGCTTTGAGCTGATCCACCATGATGATTTGCGCTGCCGCCGAACGATTCGTCGCAATCCAGAACAGCGCCCCGTCGATCTCCTGCACGGAGTCTCCGTTCGCGCAGCCGTAGTTGATCTTTGCGCCCTGGACCGGGCCGAGGGGCGAGGCCGTGGGGTTGAGGGCATCGTAAAAAATCTCCGTTGACCACTGCCCCATCGCAACGACGTAGACTAGCTGATGAGACAGAAACACGCCGCCGTCCGCTTCAATCTGCGCGGTGATTCGGTTGAGAATGTCGCTCCAATCCGTCGGATCGTTCAAGGTGGCACAACCCCGAATGCTTGCATTGGCATCCATGACGTAGGTGGTACCATCTAGGTACGCCCAGCCCTTGACGCAAGTCGTCGGAAAGTTGTCCACTCCGGCGGGAATTTGCACGATGCCAGCGCCTGCGTCGTAGTTGTACGAAGCGACTCCATTTCCGAACTGCATCCGGGGCGTAGCCCCCACGCACTGGGAGAAACGGTACATCCCGCCTGTCGTGTCCAGGACGCCGACGAGGGCCACTCCATTCTTGTACATCGTCGCGCCGAAGATGGAGTAAATGTCCCCCAGCCAGTTAAACACACCGTAGCCCGAACCAACCTTTGTCGTCCCGGTCTGCAGCAATCCCGGGCGCTTGTACACGAAGATTTTTTGTTGCGCCTGATCCACTTCAACGTAGGCATTGATCAGCTTCGCGTCCTTGGCCGTATCCGCGTCGCGGTTCTCTGGCCCGACAACCAGCGGAAACCGCGGCGGCTGTGCAACGGTTTGAGCTTGCGGCATTACACGAACCTCCCCGACATGCCGTGGCCTTGCTGGCTGACTGTAAACCGGGTCGGCGCGTCTTCGACATCCCAGTCTTCAAGCATCGTGCGGTAGGCAAGGGCGCGTTGCTGGCAGCGATCCATGATGGCCTGGGGCTGGCCAGTCGCCAATTCGTCAGCAAGGCCCCACCGGAGGGCAATGCGCCACTCGAGAGGAAAATTCATCGTCTCGGTGAGGTTGATGAAGTTGGTAACCTGGGTCTGTAGCACGAGGTGAGCGGTGCCAGTGGCGGCAGTCGTGTCAGGGGCGGGCCAGAACAGTACGCTGAGTAACGTCGCCTGCTTGTTGACGAAATAGCTGTTGACGCTGCCGGATTGGCTGACCGTGCTCAGACGGACGTAATCCGCCCAGGCCAGCGGCGTAAGGGGTCGGCGGACTCCGTTCGCATCTGCATAGTACGCTTCGACTACACGCAGCGGCTTGGTCATATCCACAGTCCCGCCCGGTCCAAGTGTGTACGTGGCTGTGCCTGCCACCAGCGTAATGCTCGTATCCACATTCAACCACAGCTTCAACCCCTGCGTTTGCCAGAGGTTAATCAGGTCCGTCAACTTTCGCATCCCCATGACAATCTGCTCGCCATTGACGGTCTGCCCTACGCCGATCAGGCCGGCATCAAAGTAGGCATCTTGGATTATGCTGAGAGGGTTGTTGTTAGAGGGAGAGGTCATGGGGTTCCTTTACAAGCCGGCCGGGTGGCGCTCGAAGACATCGAGGTAGGTTTCGGGGGTGACTTCAAAGGCCATGGGTTGCGGTACTCACCGGCAGGGGATGGGATCAGGTCGGCAGATCGCTGGTCTGCACCCACGACACCCGCCCCACCTTGACCGTGACGGCAGAGCCGGTGCCGCTGAAATCTGCACGCACCGCCCACGATGCGTTGGCGATCGTCCCGGACGGAATCAGCGTCGGCTCAGACACCAGCACGCCCGAGAAGTCCTCGGTCAACTGGTTGGGCGACACGATGGAGCCGCCAAGCGTGGTCTGGTACGACACGCCATCGACCGTGACAGAAAAATAGGCGTAGCACGCCAGCAGAGTGGAGCCTGCCACGCCGCTGACGGCCAGCGACAGGATCAACCTGCGATATTCGCCGCCTGTCAGGCCGAGAATGATGGCCCCGCCCGTGTTGGAGCGCATGATCCATGACTCGACGCCTGCGGGAGTGACGACCATCTGCTGATCAAAGCCAACGCCGTCGGCGCGAGCCGGAACGGACGCGACACACGCACCGGTCGAACCGGACAGACGCTCAACAGTGATGCCGGTTGCAGCAGTTCCGGTCGCTGGCGCTGTCACGCTGCCGCCGCTGCTTGTCCAGGGCGCGTTGTCAATCACGTTGTAGGAATTGATGCCCGCAACTAGCGATTCCGCCGTGCTGTTGACCAGCGGGCTGTTCAGTGGGATCAGGCTGTTGACGGCATTGAATATCGCCTTGCCGACGTAGTATTGCCCCTTGCCCACAAGGTGGATGTTGTCGGTGTCGCACATGCCCGCAAGGATTGCGCCTCGGTTGACCGCGTTCGATGCGTCCACCAGCAGGGGGTAGCAGTCCGCCACCACCACGTTTTGGTTCAGGGTGGCGTAACGCCGGATGGCCCGGTTGACCGCAAGAATGTATTCAGTGTTGGCCGCGCTGAACTTCGGCCCGCTGGCGTGCAGGGGCGGCTCGGTGACGGCAATCACACGGATGCCTGCCCTGGTCAGCCGCGCATAGATTGCCGCAAGATTTTCAGCCGTGACTGCCGACGTGAAACCAGAGGTTCCGATGTCGTTGTAAAACCCCCAATCGATGCACCAATCGGGTCGAGCGGCAATGACGGTATCCAGCCGCAGCAGTCGCTGTGCAGTCGTCTCCCCGCCATACCCGGCGGTCAGCACATTGGTCAGGCGCCCACTGAGTAGCATATTTGCATACCACCAGTAGCCCCGTGAACTCGACCACGACCTGTCGATCACGCTGCCAAGCGTCACCGTTGCGGACCCATCGGCACCCGGCGACGGATAGGTGAACGTGTTCGCCCCTGTGCGCGTGATGGCTGCGCTGGATGTGTTGAATGTGTCCGGCGTCATAGACTGCACTTCGATCAGCCGCCCGGTCGGCATGCCATGCCCTGAAATGGTTACGGTGGCAACCCCGCCCGAGCGCACGATGGAGGTGATAGACGCGCCAAACCAGAAGTATTGACACATCTGGGTGCGGGAGTCACCCAGCAGCGCGACGGTGCTGCCCACGGGCATCAATGGGACTTCTACCCCATCCCCTGACACCAGGGATGTGCCGTCAGACGAAAGCTCAACGGGATTTACAGGAAGTGAAAATCCGCTCATTTAACCCACCTGCCGAACGTCAAGGTCAGCAAACCCACTCGTGTAGGACGTAATGACAAGGCGGCAAGCAGTTGGCGGCACAACGTAGTTGCCGTCCTTCGACGCCGTCTGAGCCGACATCCCACTTGTCGCGGACACCCTCGCGGTCCAAAGGTTGGCGGTGCCCTTGCCGACCGAAGCAACACCAGAGTCTGGCACCGTAATAGTGTAGTTGTTTGCGTCCACCACACTCGCAACGGCATAAGCTGTGTTAAACGGGGCGGCGGCATCCATCTGGGTCCAATCACCAACCGACAAGCCGTGGTTGGTCTTGGTAATGGTGCCAGTGGTCGTTGTCCGACTGGCCGACCATTCCTGGGTCGAGTCGTTGTACAGCGGGTCGCTGGTGTGCTGAACGCTGTAAGTGAGGGATGCCCCGGAAGACAACTTCACCGCAATGGCGATGCCGAAATTTCCCTTCGGCATCCGGTTGATGTTCAGCCACGGCGAGAAGCCCGCCGCGCTGAGGGTAACTCGTTGAGGACGCATGGCGGGCTCCTTCCTTAACGCTCGAGGACGTAACGAACGTAGTCGACGTGACCTTCGGTCGTTGCGGCGCTGCCGTTGCGGAAACCGACGAAAGGGGCGAGGGCCACGCCGGTCGGGATGGTCGTGGAGGCCTGGGACCAGGTCAAGGCCAAGGCGCCATCGACGTAACCGCGGAGGGTATAGCCGTCGAAGTAAATGCCCAGAACGTGCCAGGTGTCGTTGCTCAACGACTTCGTCCCGGTTTCGGCGGTGGAGCCGGAATTGGACTTGTCCGACAACATCTTGACAAGGGCACTACCGTCGAGGACACCGAAGGCTACTACATCAGTAGCAGTCGTGGCCCAGATGTCTTCCGGATTCACCACAGCGGTCAGGGCGCTGAGACCAAACTGCACATCGCTGTCGTCGGCAAGTTCGGTGTTAAAGCGCATTTCCATGAAGAACTTCTTACCGGCGGTGAGCTGAATGCACTTTTCGCCGTAGAAGCAAGCACCTTCGGTGGCACCGTCCGAGTCGAACAGGAGGACGCCCGAGGCGCCAAGGTTGCCCGCGGTCGTGTCGGTGACGACAGTCGCTCCGACATCGATCACGACAGCATCCCAGCCGAGGGGAAGATTGGTCGTCACGGGACTGACAAAGTCGTCCATGAAGACCACGAATTCTGCTGAGTTGATCATGCCCATGCCTGCGCGATAGGGATATGCTCCACTGCGCGCGTGGACGATCGACTCGGTAAGACCAACACCATTTTGACTCATGATTTAACCCTCCAACAGTTAAACGAAAGACGCGCGGATTACACCATTATAATCCGCGCGATTCAACCAACCTAGACCTTACGGTCCGTTCGAGCCGTAGATCCCGCGGGGATCGGTGCAGCCCATCGAGAAGCGCATGTACGCCGCCGCCTTAGCGTTCTTGGTATCGAAGTCATTGTCCTGGTCGAACATCGGCTCGTCACGCCAGAAGAACGTCATCCCTACCGGGCAGTTCGTCCGCACGAACCACGGGCCGGCCGAGGTGAAGTAGTGGTTCATCTTGATGCCCTTGGGGAAAGCGTTGGTCGCCTTCAGGACATTGATGTTGTTGTTCGCAGTGTCGGACTGGAGCACAGAGCCCAAGATCCGATTGGCGTTGAACCACTCCTGCCGGGACACGTGCAACGACTGGGGCATCAGGTTGATCAGCTGACCCGTGTCATTCTGCGCACCCATGATCTGGATGCAGATGTCTTCCAGGGACGACTCGGCCAGGTCGGCGGCCGGAGACAGTGCGTTGCTGTAAGTACCGCCGGTCGCATTGACGTGCGAAGTGGAACACAGCGCGGCACCGTCGCCGGTGGTGAAGCTGGTTGTCACGAAGGCCGTGTTGTACGGAATCGTGGAAACCAGTTCGACCGTCTGGCGCATCGAGAAGGCGTTCGCACGAGCGCGGCGCGTTGCGACTTCCTTGTACAGGTTGTCGCGCAGCTCCTCGAACGTGACGATGTAGCCCAGGGCGTACGCGATATGGGTGTAGGTCGTGACCACACCCTGCGCTTCGCCGTCGTAGGTGACCGGCGCGCCCTGCGGCTTCACGACCGCGTTGGTGAACGGGGTGACTTGCACAGCCTGTTCATAGGCCTTGTCCGAGGTGCGGACATCGTAAAGGTCCGTGTACTCGGTCGCGTGCTCGTCGTAGACCTGACCCCACGTCTCGTAGACGCCGGGCCAGAGCAGCTTCGGGTGTGAACCCGTATTGATAACTCCACCTGCCATGTTGTTCTCCCGTTAGACGCCAGAGGCGCCGGTGCCGTGTGCCAGTTCATGCACGTTGATCTGAACCAGATGCTTGGCATAAGCGCCAAACTCGTTGTCAGGGCGTTGGACCAGGCCCATCAGCCGGAGCTGCAGGGTTGCGGTCGTGTTGGGCGTGGCGCCCGAGGCAGAACGGAGCTGCCAGCCGGAGGTGAAACCGTTCCCTGCCGCGATCACCGGGATGGTGTTCAGGCCGATTTGATCCGCGGCCAGGGCTGTGCCGTTGGATTCCTCCTGGATCTCGAACAGAACGTTTGGATCATCCACCACGGCGGCGTACCAGACACTGGGATCCGAGGCCGGCTTGTAAGTGATGTCCAGATTGGACGGGTTGAAGAGGCCGCCGGGCGTCTTGCCCAGGCCCACGATGACGCCGCGAAGGGCGCCGGTTGCAGCGCCGAGGACCACGCCGGGCACACCCTTGGCATCAGCGGTTCCGCTCGAGATGACCGGATCGCCGATGTATAGGGCCGTGCCGTAGCTGGCCGCGATGGAATAAAGTCGCGCTTGGCCATTCCACGGAGCACCGTTGAGGTACTGCCGAGGAGTGAAACCAGACGGACGGTTTGAGTTTGCCATAAAACCTCCGAGTTAGGGACAGTCGCTTACGCGACCTTGCGTTTGAAAAAATCCGGGATCTTGGTGCGGTTGCGGTCAACGTAGCGATTGCTCGCGTCATTGCCCCCCGCCGCTTGAGTCCCGCCGAGCAGCGAATTGACCACCTGGTCGTTCCGTTGCTCTACCAGTTTCTGATCTTCCTCGTACCACTCTTGCTTGATTTTCATGAGGACCAACCGAACCGGCTGACCATCGCGCCCTATCTCGGAGCCTGCAACTACACTGACCCGGCTCCCCATGTCAGTATTGCCCGTGCGGGTGGAAGTCCCGCCCAAGCCCACGTCATTCGTCACTGCTTCAGTCTCTTCCACGAACTCATACCCGCCCTCCAGGGCGCGGCCCAACCGCTCCGGGGTGCCGGTGAACCAGTGAAGATGGTAACCGGGGATGTCCGGAACGGACAGTTTTTGCACCGGCACGCTCATAGGAATACGCTTGCGCTCCGGGGAAGCAGTGCGGTTGGAGGGATTGATGGGTTTGATTTCAGACATGATGTTCATCCTTGGAAATACAACTCGGCGTAACGCTTACGCCAATCTTCGATAGTTTTGTAACGCTTGCCATTGCCGACGAAGGCTTTGGCTTCAGCATCACAAGCGGCCTTGGCCTCAGCGGGAAGGGCGGCGAAACCCTGGCGACTGCCGGGACGCGTGGTGCCAGTGTCGCTTCCGCGCGCACCTTCGACCTTACTTTCGGCAGGTTTGCCACCGTTGAGGGTCGCTTCGACTTCTTCGCGTACCTTCTCATAGAAGGCGACGCCGGTCAGTTCGGTGCCGGAATCGCGAAGTTCCTGCGCCACGCCGAGGGCAAGAGCAGTCTTACGCTTGTCGGTGCCAAACCAAGGGTTGGCGGCTTGCCACTCCTTGAGGTCCGGGGGAACGACGGCGGCGGGAGGGGTGACGGGCTTGGACTCTTCCTTTTTCTTCGCGGGCGCGTCCTCCGCCGAAGCGGTTTTAAGGTCGATCATCAAGCCGGTGATCTCAGCGATCGCGGCATGATCGCCCTCTTCATGCGCAGCGGCAAGACGGACCTTCAAGTCCTTGTGCGCCTGTTCCACAGCCTTTTGCGTAGCGACCGTGTGACGTTCGTCAATCTCTTCGAGGGCAGCGGTAGCGCGAGCAAGGGCAGCTTGGGTTTCAGCCTGGCTGGCCTTCAACGCTTCGAGTTCACCCTGCAGCCGCTGGTTCTGAGCGCGGACGATGGGGAGGACTTGCTCCCCCCGCGCCACATATTCCTCAGCGTCGACGAAGCGCTCCGGCTCTCCGCGATAGCGAGAGGGCGGAATCCAGCCCATTTTCTCCGCCTTGGCTTGCACCTCGGGCGGAGCGGCGGACTCGATCACAGTGGTGCCGTCACTCATGATCCGTCTCCTTCGTCCACGATGGCGCAGAAGATGTCACGGTCGTTGACCAGCCGGTACATCTTGCCGTCCTTCGGCCCCTTGGCCATGAAGCCAGCATACTTGGTCACGAGGACCTTGTCGCCAGGCCAGGCCCGAGGAGTGCGCTCGTCGTACCACGCTTGCGGGCCCGTGGCGATCACGATCGCGCGGGAGTCGACCATATCCATCCGACCCTTGACGGAGTCGGGGATTTCAATCAACGCACCCTTGCGTTCGGGTTCGTAGGTCTGAATAAGAACCGCGACCCCGCGAGGGTCCAGTCCACTTGTGTTTTCAATCATCACTTATCTCCGATACATACTGCTCGTAGGTAAAATCCGTAACAAAGGCGTATCCCTTGCACGTGCCCACGTTACCTACATTAACGAGGACTGTTCCTTCTTTTTCATAGTCGGTAAACGACCCGCCTTCCCAATTCTGGCGCAGCGCTTCCCGTTTCGCATGGAGAATCTCTCGCAGAGCGATCGTACCGGGATGCTGGAGCCAGGCATTGAATTCTTCCTCGGTCAGAACGGGGCGGCTCATTTCGAAGTCTCCGCGGCCTTGGCCAGTTGTTTCATCCCAAGGTCATGCTTGGACTTGATTTCCGCAGCCTTGAGCACCGCGTTGATACGGTTGGTCAGCTCATCGCTGCGAGACTTAGCCAAGGTAAGCTGGGCATTGACCGCGGCCACCTGGGCGTATTGCTGCTCCGATTGCGCGTTGGCAGCGGATTCCGCGGCGGCGGCTTGAAGCTGCATAATCTTCGCGTTGTTGAGGCGTTGCTCCTCCATCAACTCGGCGATGAATTCCTGGGCGCGAGCCTGCAGTTCCATCTGGAGGCGCTGGTTGGTGTTCTGCTCTTTGACTTCCTGCAGTGCAACCTTCGGGTCTTTCGGCGGCGGCATGCCTTCCGTGCCGGTGAAGATCTGGTCGATGTTCTCCACGTGCATGGCCTTGAGAAGGTTCCGTTCGGCGGCATCGCGGTTGTAGCCAGGGACGCTCATGGCGCGGGTGGCGACGGAGCCGGCGAGCTGCAGCCGCATCGTTTCACTCGTCACGTGAGGATCGGCCACTGGCTGGATATCGTCCTCGCCGCCGAGGTAATCCACTCGCGTAGCACCGCCGACGGACGGAATGTCCAGCGACATGAACATGCCGTTGAGCCGATACAGCTTCTGGAACTCTTCTTTCGACGCACGCCAGATTCGTTTGAAGATCGCCGTGTAGATCTTCTGCCCCATTTCCACCATTGTCTGCGTGGTCTGGGCGGGGGTGTTCTGACCAGGATTCTCCCCAACCGTGATGTCCGTAGTGCCGCTGACGCGCGAGGTGTAGTTGATCAGGAGACTCAGAAGCTGGAACAACACGTCCGAGGGCGCGTTCACCGGGAGGGGGAAAATGGATTTCCTGAGGTCATCCCCGGTTGCATCGACCCGCTTCCACTCGAAAGGCGAGAAACTTTGCACTCCGCCACGAATCTTTGCGCCGCGGGCAAGGAAACCGCCAGCCGTGGTCTGCATGGTCCCTGCGTCAAGAAGCATGTTGACGAGGGAATTGACAGCCTCATTAAGTGGCCCAAGGAAGACCCCGAAGCCAATGTCATAAATACCTCCGTCGGGGGAAGGGATGAAGGTTTTCTTGGTGAAGTACTCCACCGGGCGAATGCGGATGATCTTGCCTGCGCGCGGCCCGGCGACAATCCGCTCGATGGCCTTGACAGAATCAAAGCGCGTGACAATGCGGACCACGTAGCTTGAGTTCTTTTCGAACGTAATGATGTAGGGCTCGGCGTAACCGTCGCCATCCAGATCGAGGTCAGCGTGCTGTTCGTAGAACATGAAGCTAGACTCTTCGTCCGGGCGGCTGGGCGTAAGACCCTGGCGGCGATCCTGTTCCCGCTTTGCTTGCGAGACCTCGACCGGCGGCGCTTGCTGATACCAGGACTCCTCGAGACAATCCCGCCAGATTCCGCGCATCACGGATTCATAGATCTCATTGCGGAACTTCGGAATATGGTGAGTCTTGCGCGGGCACTGCTCGACTGACTTGGACCAGTAGTTCAGCGTGAGATCCTTGGCAAGAACAAGTTCGCTGACGTTGTGGCCGAGGCTAGGGGAGTAGTAAGTCTTCTTAAAGTTCGTCCCCACGATAGAGACATTCAAAATCGCCTTGTCCTCCTGCTCTTCCCAGGGCTTGTCTTGGTACAGCAATTGCCAGGACATGTGAGTCGAAATGCGCTCGGCGCGAGCGGCAAGTTGCCCATCCGGGTCCGGCCCGAACTGAGCGACCTTTACCACCTGCGACCCATTCACAATGGCAGGGTAGGCGCGCGCGTGGAACTGCATCGCAGCGATCGTCACCAGCGGGAAGGCGACATTAGCACAACCCTCCCACGGGAAGGTCTTGGTCTCCTGCAGTTGCAGGGCGAGGTTCATCCCGGCTTCATTGCGCTTGAGCCAATGCCGACGAGATTCCTCATCCCGCTCGAAACCCTCCTTGCAGTAAATCCCAATGCGCGTGAGATCCTCGTCGCTGAAGCGATCGCAGAGGTTCGGCGATTGAATCGCTGCCTCGTTTAAGACCAGGTGTTCGTCAAGTTGCAGCATCAGTATCCAGTCACGGCCGAGCGGCCTTCACGGGGGGCGGCCTTGCGAGAATTCCAGAATCCGCGTTCGAATTCCACTTCCTCTTCAGTGAAGAAGTCCTCTTCCTCGATCTGCGGCATGCGGTCGAAGCCGAGACTGAGGAGGGCGGCGGAGTCGAATTGATCGTCGAGCGTGGCCTGGGCAATGCCAGTGAAGCGGAGATTCTCCTGTTCAAACCCAGGATACCACTCGCCACGCTTGTCGAAGCGACACTGGCCAGCACGCATACGGCGCTGATAAGAGCGCCCGCGGGTGGCTTTGTCCTTGATCGAAGGCACCGCCTCGATGTTGATGCGGATATCGCGGACTTGCATCTCGCGGTAGACCATTGCACGAACAGCCTTCCAGATAACCCCATCCTCGACCCAGAAAACTTCCGGATTCCACCGCACTTGGATGGAAAACATCTCATCAATCCACTCGACCGCGTCCCAGCGACCGACGCGCTGGTCGATGTAGTGGAGAAGATTGTTGACATCCTTCCCTCCGACGGTGAAGGAGGTCCGGTTTGCCTTATCTGCCTTCGACACCGCGAAGTCGGCGGCCGCGCAGATGACTTTCTCGGAGTCATAATCATCCTCCGACATTGCGATGAAATCACCCTTACGCAGGAACGCGTCCGAGTGATCTAGGGGGTTGTTCAGGAACTCTTGGGAGTAACCGGCCGCGTCGTTGTCCTCGATAAACTCCTGGCGGCGCTGACGCAGCTGTTCTTCACTCCAACGCTCGGGCCAGAGAATGTTGGAGAAATCGTCAAACCCGGCGTGGGCGGCGTAAAACTTGTGCTTCCACGTGCGGTTTTTGCGCAGACGGGAAAGGAGGGCATCCTCGTGCAGAATGGTGCCGTGAACGCGAATCTTGCCAGACTTGGACAAGGCCTGCTTCGCAGCGCGGAAGAACCAACGACGAAACTTGGCGCGGCGATCGGGATTCTCGACCTGCTCATCATCTTCCATGTCGTCGCAAACAAGCAAGTTGGGGCGTTTGCCCTTCCACAACTTACCGCGAATGCGCTGTTCGGCGCCCTTAGCCAGGATACGGAAGCGATAACCGTCACTCAGCTCGCAGATAATGTCAGGGCCCGAGACCCGGACGAACTTCTTGATCTTGAAAGCCTCGCGGAGGTCCTCATTCTCGACCAATTCTTCGACCACGTTGCCAAGCTGCTCAACCGCGTTCTCTTCAGTCGAACCGACCAGGATAATGTAGTCGCTGACGCGGAAAAGAGCTTCAGCCAGGATGTAAACCGTGGTCAAACTGGTGGATTTTGCGTGATCTCGCGGCGCTATGACCATGCAGGAGGGCGCGGGAGAGGTGTAAAGCTCCCAAGCTTCGCGATGAAACTGCGGCGTTGGACGTGCGTCGTCAAAGCGAGGGGAGATGAACGTCCCCGCAAAGGCCTCGATGAGGTCTGCGCTCAGCGTGACAGCGCCTGGATTCACATTCCCTCCGGCGTCATGGCTAGGAATCCGCTCAGTTGGAGGGTTTGCCCGGAAGACGTCACGACTTCCACCGTCACCAGGTACGTCACCCCCTCCGTGTCCCCCGCTGCGGCGACTGTAACAATCGTGCCGCTGGTCGAGGGGGAGCCGAGGGTGACTTCCGCGGTGCTGACGCCGGAGTAGACAGCGTAGCTAGCGACAGCAGAGCTGATTGTTTCGCCGATCGCGAGGTCGGAGATGAAGTCGAACGCGAGTTTCCGTGTTTCGCCGACATGCGCGCTCCTGAAGGTAATGCGATTCATAAGATGACGCCCCCCTGACCCAAACACGAGCCGAAAGGACCCCGGACAGAGGAGGCTGCGGCGGAAAGGGAGGCGTCGATCATTTGCGTTTGGCCGGAGCGCGGACGCGAACCTGGCGTGGTTTGCTGGGCAGGGGTTGCTGGCGCCCTTTCGAGGGAGCGCCTGCCGGTGCGCGGTACGGTGCGCGCCGGACAATGCTCGCACAGCGGGAGCCTTCTGGCGCGGCTTGGTTGGCGTTGGCGGGGAAGTCAGCTGCTGGCGTGGCCAAACAGCCCTGTCTATCGGGGAAGGTCTGGTCAGCCGCCGGAGACATTTCCAACTGGGAAACATCCAACAGCCGGGCAGCCGGGAAACCTGAACAGCCAAACAGCCGAACAGCCAAACAGCCAACAGCCGAATACCGAACAGCCGGGGACAGAGCAGCTGAGGCGTTCATTTGCGCTTCACCGGCCAGGGTTGCATCTGGACCTTCCGCACGGGAAAGGGCTCGCCGGCCTTCTTGCAGAGGGCGATGAAGCGGCGCTCGAGGTAGTTGGGGGCACCGATCTTCACGACGAATTCCTGCCGCGAGGAGCGCTTGTGGGTGTGCAGCTTGTTGCGCCAGCAGACCGAAACCACGAGCTTTGGGGAAAGGTAGACCGTGGCCTTCCGCGAGACCCCGATCGTCGCTAGGCACTTTTGAAGAGCGGCGTGCGC